CACCCCTACTGCGCCGTCAACTCCGATTCTTTTTGCCGTTTAAACACTAATCATATGCAAAAGTTCTCCTTCGCGGCTGACATTTACCGCGCCTTTTCTGGCCGTCTTCCCCCCGCCGTCGCTTCTTTCTTTCAACTTCCTGTGCTGGACACCACTAAACAAGGCCAGGTGCTTATTTACCGCACCATTGTGAACCACCTCCCTCTTCTAGTTGCTTCTGAAGCTGAAGTCAAGGCTTACTCCAATGGTGGCCGCCGTACCGTCCTCACCTTCTCTGAGAGCACTGGTATGGAATTCCCCGAGGTTCAGGTGCTCCTTTCCCGCTCTGCCATTGAGAAGTGTTCGTTCGAGACGAACTTCACTGCGATGACTCGTTCTTCCGGCAATGTCCGGATTATAAATTCCATCGACACAACCGATCACAGGCTGATCTTGGCTTCACCTTTCTGGGGCCGCTTTTTTGGTTCTCAGCCTTCACGTCCCATTTGGGTTGACATTCCCAACTCCTTCCCTTCCTCGGTCAGGATCGTTTCTTGCGCCCCCATCGTTCACTGCACCGCTGCCAAACTGCCCACCGTTGGTGAAGCCCTTTCTCATTTGTACACAGATAAATTTGAGGCTCTGCCCCCTGTGGCTTCAGTCCTTTATTCAAGGCCCGTTTTACCCACTGTTCCGGAACCTAGAGTCTGCGAACCTTCTTTCACGGCAGAGCCGCACATTCCCACTTCTTTACCCTCCGCTCCTTATCTTCCTTCTCTCGCCCTCCACGACCCCGTGGCCCCCCGCGAATCTCTGGAGATGCTCCACCGCGGCTTTTCTTCCAATCAATTCCCTGATGTGGTCGCTTCTTCCGATCATAAAATTGGTTCCGATTATCACCCCCTCACCGATCATTGGTTTCCTGTTCAGAGTTCGAAGAATGACCCAACTCTTCTTCCCTCTGCTATCGAGCGCTGGCAGTTTCGCTCGAGAGCCCAGAACGAAGAAGCCCTCTCTCACACCCACTGGCTGGGCCCTTTAATTTTTGAAAACTTCCGTGAGCTCTGCGATCTCCCGGTTGAGCCCATTCCTTTTGAGCAGGATCTCTTTCTTGAATGCCTTCTCCAGAATGAGCAAACGATGCTAGACAAGCCTCTCGCTTCCCTTCTCAACAACGCTGATCGATCTGACCCAGACGTCCCGTTCAATCAGATCCACGCTTGGGTCAAGTCCCAGGAGAAGCAAAAGATGGCCGTCCTCACCCTCCTTAAAGATCTTGATGATCTCCCTTTTGCGAAAAAAGGCCAGCCCATAGCCACCTGCCACCAGATTGTGGTTCACGTCCTCGGCCCCCTTATTCGCTACACTAGAAAAATCGTTGACCGATATAAAAGCAAGCAAATTTGGATCCACGGTGGTCATACCATCGCCGAATTCTCCGAGTGGTGCCAAGAGTTTTCTGGCCCCGTTCACGACGCGCGCGATGCCAAAGCTTTCGACAGCTCCTGCACTGAGGAGAGTACCAATTTCGAAATCTATTTTGCCGCTTACATGGGCTGGCC